TGTATCGGCTGCGAGGAACAGATCGTTTAGAAGAACATCAACTTCGCGCAAGGCAAATAGGAGATCGTAATGAGAGCGGCTAAAAACTTATGTCCAAAACCCAAAAAGCCTGTTGCCATGAAGTCTGGTGGCGAGGCCAAAAAGAAAGTTAAAAAAGTTGTTAAGGCTCTCAAGAAGGCGTCCAAGTCACACGCCGGTCAAGCTAAAACCCTTGAGGCACTTAGCCTTAAAAAAGGTGGAAAGGCAAAGTCCCGTGTAAACGAGGCAGGAAACTACACAAAACCAACTATGAGAAAGCGTTTGTTTAATAGAATTAAAGCTGGTGGAAAGGGTGGCGCTCCGGGTCAGTGGAGCGCTCGTAAAGCTCAAATGCTTGCGTCAGCTTACAAAAAAGCTGGTGGTGGATATAGAAACTAATGGTTGCAAAAATATCCACGATTAAAAGAAAGATAAGAACTGGCGAGAAAATGGGATTTAGTGAAAGAGCCAGAGCAGTAAACAAGGGATTGTTACCAAGTGCGAAAAAAAAGAGATCCAAAGGTAGGAACGGGAAAAAAACCAAAAGGTAGTGGTCGTAGACTTTACACAGATGAAAACCCGAAGGACACGGTTAGAATAAAGTTTGCAACACCTGCTGACGCAAGAGCTACAGTATCTAAAGTAAAAAAGATCAGTAAGCCTTACGCCAGAAAAATACAGATCTTAACTGTTGGCGAGCAAAGAGCCAAGGTTATGGGAAAGAACGAAGTAGCTAGAATATTTAAACAAGGTAAGGAAAGCATAAGAAAAGCTAGAAAAAAGAAAGCATAGATATGGAACCGATTAGTACAGCATTGGCAGGATTTGCTTTATTTAAAAGTGCTGTTGACGGCATAAAAAGTGTGATCGGCACAGCGAATGACATAAGTGATATAGCTGGACACATAGACAATCTTTTTGAAGGCGAAAAGCAGGTACAGCAGGAGAGAAGCAAAAAAGCTGGAGTCGGTAGTGTAAGCGATCAATTTGGTGTAAAATCAGTAGCAACAGAGATTATAAACGCCAGATTAGCTCAAGAGCAGATGAGGGAAATAGCCACTATGGTGGACTTGAGATTTGGTCCCGGCACATGGAAGGGTATAGTAGACGAAAGAGCGAGAAGGATACAGCAGGCAAAGGAAGCAGAGGCGCGGGCAAGAAGGGAAAGAATAAAGAAACAAAAAGAGTTTGAGGAGAATCTCAAACAGGGTTGCATGATACTGCTTGCTATACTTTTAACTATTGGTCTTTTTATAGGTTTAATGATTACAATAGCGAATAGTCAGAATTATGTAGAAAGTTACAGGTAACTTTATGGCGTTAAAAAAGTCACAAAGAAGTTTAAAATCTTGGACCAAGCAAAAATGGAGGACTAAAAGTGGAAAGCCCTCTACACAAGGACCAAAGGCCACTGGAGAGCGTTACCTACCAACCTCTGCTATCAAAGCGCTTTCGGCGAAAGAATACGCGGCTACCACCCGTGCTAAAAGAAAAGCAACTAAGGCTGGTAAGCAATTCTCAAAGCAGCCTAAAAAAATACGAGCGAAGGTAAAACCTCATAGGAAAGTAAGATAATGGCTGTAGTAACACCGGATTTACCAGAGATATTCGAGGAAGCCTTTGAAAGAGCCGGATTGTCCATGACTACTGGCTATGATCTAAAGACAGCGAGAAGAAGTTTTAACTTAATTACATTGGAGTGGCAGAATCGTGGGCTTAATCTCTGGACTATCAACTCTGGCACGATCTCTCTTACAGCGGGTACGGCAACGTATACGATGCCTACGGGAACTATTGATATCCTTGAACATCAGATTAGAACTGGCACGGGAACAAATCAGGTTGACACTGATATCCAAAGGATCTCAGTTTCTACGTTTGCCAAAATCAGCTCTAAAAACACTCGTGGCAAACCTTCGCAAATATTTGTCCAAAGACTAGCCACATCAACCACTGTCACATTGTGGCCTGTGCCTGACGATGCTGACACATATACTCTCGCACATTTTCATCTTTTAGGGACCGATGGTTTATCGTCTGGCATATCAGGCACCGCCGCTGTCCCACCAAGGTTTGTCCCATGCTTGGTTTCTGGATTGGCGTATTACATAGCCATGAAAAAGCCAGAGGTGGCAAACAGGGTTGCCCCCCTGAAACAGGAATATGAGTTCCAGTTTGAACTGGCAGCAAACGAGGATACAGACTCCTCGGCAATTAAGTTCGTCCCATATGATACATTTTTCCTAGGAGGTTAAAATGCCAATAGCAATGAAAAAGCTGGGCAGAAGAGGTGGTCCAGCAGGTCAAGACAGAAAGGTTCCCTTGCCGGGTAGCAAGCAAGATCCTAATAAAACGAAGGTCAGCCCGACAAAAAAGAAGCCAGCCGCTAACTCCATGATGAGAAAAGGCGGCATGATGAAGTCTAAAGGCATGAAAAAAGGCGGTAAGATGCCTATGGCTAAAGATCCAGATACAGGGAAAATGGTTCCCGCATTTGCTGTTGATGGAAAAGGTAAGATGCGTAAAGGCGGCATGATGAAGAAGAAGGGTTATGCCAAAGGTGGCTCCATGAAGAAGAAGGGTTATGCCAGCGGTGGCAAAATGTCATCAAAAAGCATGGAATCAGGTTTGAAGAAGTTTCTGGATGCAGGTGGATTTGGATCGATGAAGCCCTCGGAAATAAGCCCAATATTCAAGGAGCTTAAAAAGTTAGAGTCCTTGAGAAAGAAAAGAATGGGCGGGATGATGAAGAAGAAGGGCATGGCTAAAGGCGGTCCTATGAAGAAGAAAGGCATGAAAAAAGGCGGTGCCATGAAGAAAAAGGGCATGAAAAGAGGCGGTGCCATGATGATGATGAAGAAGAAGGGCATGAAAAAAGGCGGAGTCATGCGCGGTACAGGTGCTGCCACAAAAGGTAAGAAGTTCACAAGGGCAGGTTAATAAATGCCAACGGCTAGTGGAAAACATGCATATGGGATCTGTGATAAGACAGGGTTTAGGTACAAGCTATCTGACCTTGTCTTTGAAGTAAAAAACGGGTCCAGAACAGGTATGCGTGTAGGGAAAGATGTAGCAGATCAGGATCACCCGCAAAACTTTGTGGGACGGGTTAGGGTGACCGATTCACAATCTCTCTTGAATGCTAGACCGAATAGAACAGAGCCTGATGTAATCAACCTGTTATCTGACAATCCGTTTACCACAGGCTCCGCTGGTGGGTCTACTACTACGATAACAGTAACAGAAGTAAATCATGGCAGAGACACAGGAGATACTGTCAGGTTTAGAACTGTTGAGCCTTTTGACGGTATAACATCAGCGGTGATGGAGTCTGCTTCTGGTTACTCCATAACAAAAGTATCAGATGATACTTATACGGTGTCTGTTTCTGGTGGCGCTACGACAGGCTCAATATCTGGCGGCGGCTTCTTTGCAAGCGCAGGCCCGGTTACTGCGTTAGGATAATGTAATGTCTTATAATTTTGGCGAGTTGAAAACTGCTATTCAATCATACACTGACAACAGTGAGACAACATTTGTTGCCAACATATCAAATTTTATAAAATCAGCAGAACAAAGAATATTTTATAATGTTGATTTAGAAAATTTTAGGAAGAACGCAACAGGTGTTATGTCAACTGGAAATCAGTTTCTTAGAACTCCAACTGATTTTCTTGCTCCGTTTTCTCTGTTTATCACAACCTCCGGCAGTGAAGGCTTCCTTCTAGAAAAGGACGTAAACTTTATGAGAGAGGCGTTTCCTGATGTAACGTCAACAGGTAAGCCACTATACTATGGATTTTTTGACTCATCTGTCACAACTGGAAGCGGCCTCGTTAATGCTAACTTCATATTAGGCCCAACTCCAAATGCAGACTATACAGTTGAATTGCACTATTACTACAGACCTACGAGCCTTACAACGCTGGCAGATACAGAATACACATGGTTAAGTGAGAACGCTCCGAATGCGCTATTGTATGGCTCTCTAATAGAGGCATACACATTCATGAAGGGTGAGCCTGATATAATAGGTCTTTACGAATCACGTTTTGCAGAGAGTCTGTCTAGGCTGAAGGACTTGGCAGAGGCTAGGGAGAACTCTGACGCTTATAGAGAAGGGCTTCCAGAAAGGCCAAGGACTTAGCGGATCAATGAAAGTAGCTATAGTTGGGCTTGGCAGAAGCTATTCTGATTATGTTTCTGCCAGAATAGCCTCACAAAGTTTTGATGAGATATGGGGGATAAACTGCATAGGGGGCATCATACACGTTGATAAAACATTTATGATGGACCCTGTGTCTAGGTTTCTAGATACAGATGCCGCTGGCACACAAACCAATATAGCTCGTGAGTTTTTAAGCAAGAATGAAAAACCAATAATAACTTGTCAGTTAGATGAAAGAATAAGTTACCTAGAACTTTTCCCACTGAAAGAGGTGGCTACAGAATTAGGCTTTTGTTATTTCAACAACACCGTTGCTTATGCAGTAGCGTATGCGATATGGAAAAAGGTAAAAACAATATGTCTCTATGGCATAGACTATACATATAAAAACGTAAATATGGCTGAGTCTGGTAGAGCTTGTGTAGAATTTTGGTTAGCCATAGCGGTTTCAAAAGGGATAAAGATAGAGGTGGCTCACAACTCAACACT